AAAAACACCCCAAAAGTTAGATTTTTTTCTGTCTAACTTTTGGGGTGCAGTTCAGTTGTAATCACTCGCTTTTTATTTTGTCAGAAAGGAGGATTGAAACAATCGTAGATAAGAAATATCAAGATGTGGCTTATAAGTACGCTAAAGAAGTGCTGGACGGAAAGCGTAGAGTGAGTGCGAAAGTCTATAAGGCTTGCAAACGACACATGAGAGATTTGGAAAATATTCCCAACAGCGACTACGACTACTTTCCAGAAATGGCGAAGAACCCGATTGATTTTATTGAAATCCTCCCAGACGTTAAAACCGGCAAACCTTATCCACTAGCAGAATTTCAGAAGTTTATTGTTGCTAGTCTGTACGGCTGGCGCAGAAAGTCAGATAAGACTATCAGACGGTTTAGAAAGGCTTTAATCTCACTTGCCCGTAAGAATGGTAAAACGATTCTTGTAGCTGGTATCTTGCTTTATGAATTTCTGTTTGGTAGGAATCCAGCAATGTCCAGACAGTTATTTTGTACAGCAAACGATAAAACGCAGGCAAAGATAGCATTCGAGATGGCACGTAAGCAGTTGGATGCATTGAGGGCGCAAGATGAAGATGTCCGAAAAGCCACTAAACGAGTGCGTGAGGAATTGCGCAATTTGGTAGATGAATCTTATATACGACCACTTTCACGAGATACGGGGGCAGTCGATGGATTTGAACCTTATGTTGGTGTGCTAGATGAGTTTGCAGCGTCTAAAACGAATGAAATGATCGAGCTACTTGAATCTGGTCAAGGGCAGTTAGATAATCCATTGATTTTGATTATCTCAACCGCTGGATTTGATTTGAATGTACCAATGCACACAATCGAGTACCCATACATCGAACGGATTTTAAATGATGAAATCACAGATGACGGTTACTTTGCATTTATTGCTGAACAAGACAATGAAGAAGAAATCAAAGATGAAGCAAACTGGATTAAATCAAACCCTATTTTAGAAGTTGAAGCACTCTACGATAACATGATTGACTATTTAAGAACACGTAGGAAAGTATCACTTGAAACTGGCACAGTTAATGAGGTGCTGGTTAAGAACTTTAATATGTGGAGACAATCATCAGAAAGCTCATATATGGATAAATCGAGCTGGCAACAAGCTAAACTCGATGAAAAGCCAAACACACGTAAGCGTAGGGTTTGGATTGGTGTCGATGTTGGTAAGGTTAACGACTTATTCGCTATATCCACGATGGTCCAGATGGACGATTATTGGTTTTGCGATAGTTTCTCCTTTGTAGCTACTAAATATGGACTAGTCGCTAAAGAAAAGCGCGATGGTGTCTCTTATACCAACTTAGAGCGTATGGGAGAATGTGAGATCACTACGCTTGAAAGTGGTGTGATTGATGATGAGCGTGTCCTTGAGAAATTGGAAGAGATGATCTATATGAATGAGTGGGAATTACAAGCGATATGCTTTGACCCATACCAGTTTAGCTCATTGATCGCAATGATCGAGAAACGGCATCCAGAATGGCCACTAATCGAAGTTAGACAAAACACAATGGTATTAAATATGCCAACCAGACAGCTACGTGATGAAGTCTTAAAAGGCACAATCAAACACGCTGGGAATCAGTTGCTTACTATGGCTATCAATAATGCGCGTGTCAAAGTCGATAATAACGGTATGCGTATTGATAAAGATAAAAATAGCAATAAAATTGACCCACTAGATGCCCTATTGGATGCTTATGCAGTATGCTACCTTGAACCGTTTGACGGGTCTGGTTACTGGACGAACGAAAAAATATTGGGAGGAGGTAGTCTTTTTTGATCTTACTTAAATATATACACACAATCCTATTGCTGATCGGCATAGGATTTTTAATTTATGGTCTTTTCTTGGTAAATCCAATAGTTGGATTTATCTCGACTGGATTAATTTTGATTATTTTAGCCATTTACATTGATCGGGGAGGTGCGCAATGAAGAAACGAATCAAGAAGAAATACGAGTTGCTGGAGCGTATTGAGTATTTAGAGAATGACTTTTTTAAATTTACTCAAGACACAGTAGATGTCATTGAAGTTTTAGCAAACAGAATTAGACAACTCGAAATAAAGCATAAGAAACATTGATTCTGATGGATAGAAAGGAGGTGAGATTATATGAGTTTCTTTCAACCATTGGGATCAACCAAACCCTCTTATGATGATTACATTTCTTCCGTGTTATCTGGCAACTACTCCCCAGAATACACAGGAATATCTGCATTAAATAACAGCGATATCTTAACCGCAGTCACCATCATCGCTGGAGATATCGCACGATTCCCACTATTAAAGAAAGACTTTACAGGGAACATCGAGCAAGATGCAGATTTGAACTACCTCTTAAATGTTAAATCAACTGGTAACGTGTCAGCGCGTACATGGAAGTTTGCTATGACAGTTAACGCGATTTTAACAGGTAATTCATTCTCACGGATTCTACGTGATCCAAAGACTGGCAAGGCATTGCAGTTTCAATTCTACAGGCCGTCAGAAACGACCGTAGAAGAAACAAACGACCACATACTAATATATACATTCCGTGATCGTTTGACTGGCGCAGAAGTCAAATGTGAGGCTTCTGATGTCATTCATTGGAAGTTTTTTAGTCACGATACCATTTTAGGTCGGTCTCCATTGCTATCGCTTGGTAGCGAAATCAGCTTGCAAGATGGTGGGCTGAATACCTTGATTAAATTCTTCCGTGATGGATTCTCAAGCGGAATTATTAAATTAAAAGGCGCTCAATTGAACGGTGAAGCCCGTAAGAAAGCACGTATGGACTTTGAAACGATGCGTGAGGGGTCAACTGGTGGCAGTCCTTTAGTATTTGACGACACACAAGAGTACACACCACTCGAAATTGATACGAATGTCTTGCAACTAATCACATCCAATAACTTTACGACCGCACAGATCGCGAAAGCCTTGCGAGTACCAAGCTATAAATTGGGTGTGAATAGCCCTAACCAGTCCGTGGATCAGTTGGCGAAAGACTACGTTACCAATGACTTGCCGTTTTACTTTGATGCTATTTCAAGTGAACTTGCCCTTAAAGTCCTCAATGATGAGGAACGTAAGCTATTTAAGATTGAGTTCGACACTCGAAGCGTGACAGGTCGCAACGTGGATGAAATCACGAAGTTGATTATTAACCAAGTTATCACACCCAACGAAGGGCGCGTGGAGCTTGGTAAAGAGCGTTCGTCTGATCCTAACATGGATCGTTATCAATCCAGCTTGAACTACGTCTTTTTGGATAAGAAAGAAGAGTATCAAGCAATGAAAGGGGGTGAGAATGAAGATGGCAAAGAGAATCAAGATGAAAGGGCCACTAATTCCGAATAATAGCCAAGAAGCCTACGACTACTTTGGCTTGGAAGCGGTAAGCGCTAAATACATCACAGATGCCTTCCCAGAAGATAATAGCGACATTGTTTTGGAAGTTAATTCAAATGGTGGACTTGTCACAGTTGGTAGCGAGATCTATACAGCTTTAAAAAGCTATTCTGGGAATGTAACCGTAGAAGTGACTGGAATGGCTGCGAGTGCTGCAAGTGTAGCGATTATGGGTGCTGATAAAGTTCTTATCAGTCCAACAGCACAGATCATGATCCACAAGGCGCTTTATGGTTATGTATCTGGCAATAGTGATGATCTGGATAAAGCATCTAATGCGCTAAAGTCAAGCGATCGAGCTATCGTTAACGCTTATGTAGCTAAAACTGGCTTATCAGAAGAAGAAATTCTTGACATGATGAGAAATGAAACCTATATGTCGGCTAGTGAAGCGGTTGAAAAGGGTTTTGCGGATGAAGTGATGTCCTTTGATGATGTTGGAGCAGTAGCAAGCCTTGAAAATGGATTGTTACCGCAAGTGGTTATTGATGACTTTTACGCTAACCGTAGCAAGCGTAAGTCAGAAATTCAAAATATGCTACGAGAAATCGAAAAAGAAGAATTACTCAGAGGGCTTTAAGCTCTTTTTTTAATACCGAAAGGAGAAATAAAGGTATGTATACAGAAAAAATGAAACAGATTAAAGCGCTAATTGCAAAATATAGCGCAGAAATCACTGCTAAGACAGAAGAATTGAAATCTGCCTTGAATACTGAAGATCTTGAAAAAGCGCGTGCGCTTCGCGTTGATATTGATGCTTTGAAATCTCAAAAAGAAGAAGCTGAAAACGACTTGAAGTCTTACGAACTTGCAGAAGCTGGTAACGCTGAAAGCGAAGCTGGTAAAGCTCACAAAGTAAAAGCAGAAACTAAATCTTACCGCGAAGCAGTAAATGAGTACATCCGTACTAAGGGTGCAAAAGCTGATGCACAGTTGAAACTTGAAGGAAAAGACCTTCTCATTCCAATGAACGTAGCAGTGGATCCTACTACTGATGGATTAAAGAAAGCTGGAACTGAAAAAGTTACCAGCAAAGAAATCGTAACTACACCAATGCGTGAAGTTAAGACAGTTGTTGACCTTAAACAATTCGCAACAATCCACAAAGCATCTAAAGGTGAAGGCTCTTATCCAATCTTGAAGAAAGCTACATCTAAGATGGCAAGCGTTGAAGAATTGGAAAAGAACCCAGCTCTTGCTAAACCAGAATTTACAGGAGTTGACTGGAAAGTTAAGACTTACCGTGGTGCGATTCCATTATCTCAAGAAGCTATTGACGATGCAGATGTTGACCTTTTGGCAATCGTTGCAGAAGCAGCAAACCAAATCAAGGTTAATACTACTAATGATGCTATCGCTACTGTATTGAAAGATTTTGAAGCAAAAAGCGCTGCAAACCTTGATGAAATCAAGCATATCTTGAATAAAGATCTTGATCCAGCTTACAATGTATCATTTGTAGTTTCTCAAAGTTTCTACCAAAAATTGGACACTTTGAAAGATAAGAATGACCGTTACCTTCTTCAAGATTCAATCACATCTGCATCTGGTAAAACGTTCCTTGGTCATCCAGTATTTGTAGTTTCTGACACAACACTTGGTGCTGACGGTGAAGCTCATGCGTTTATCGGTGACATCCAACGTGCTGTACTCTTTGCAGACCGTCAAGAGCTTGGCCTTCGCTGGACTGACAACGAAATCTATGGTCAATACTTGCAAGCAGTTGTACGCTTTGACGTTAAGAAAGCTGATGCGAAAGCTGGTTACTTCGTTACTATGCCCTAATACTCCCCCAGCAAGCGGGGGTGTCTCACGGTCTGCGGTTACTCTAGCAGTACCAACCGCAAGTAGCACCAAAGCCGACATCATGGCTTATCTCGATAGCAAGGGAATCTCATACAGCGCATCACAAACCAAAGAGCAATTACTTGCACTGATTGGAGCGTGATGCTATGGCTGTAACGGATTTAGAAGATGTAAAACTTTATTGCAAAATTGATTTTGACTTTGAGGATCAAATGCTTGAAGAAATGATCGATGCTGCAGAAGATGAAATCTGTTTTGCTATCGGAAATGATGTAACTCCTCAAGATTTAGCTAAATATGCTAAGTTTTCGCTTGCGGTTAAAAAGCAAGTGAAAGAGGAATATGAACATCGTGGCTTGTCTGCTGACACACAACGTCATGGACTGGCCAACGGTGTACTTAATATTATCCATCAACTACGAACACGGAGGGATCTCGATGATAACAAGAAAGATGAATCACAGAGTCACATTCTTCCGTGAGATCGGAGGTCAAAATGAAGATGGTGAGGTTGTCTCTCCATCTCGAAAAAACCTCTACACTTGCTGGGCTGAGGTCGCCAAGACTTCCTTGAAAGACTTTCAAGAGGGAGCGAACCAGACGGCCAACAAGAAAGCTAAAGGAATTGTTTCTTCGAGTGAATTGAAAACTTTGTATATTCGTCACAATCCAGAACGACCTTTCGATAGCTCAGATCATGTTGAATTTAACGGGTTTGAGTATGATATCGTATCAGTCGATGTGGATGAATCATCATTTGACATGGATAAGATCAGTATTAAGAGGCGCACATGACAAAAGGTCTGGATCAGATTTTATCGCGACTCAACGAACTGCAGGTTAAAGCTCCAAAAGCTGCAAGAGCAGCAGTAGGGGAAGGAGCGGATGAAGTCGAGAAGATTTTGAAAGTATACACACCAGTTTACTTCATACTTGATGGCGTCCATGCCAAAGATGATACGAAAGTCACAGGTTTTAAAGGCGGCGACCACGGTTTGATATCAAAAGATATTGGCTTCGGTCGTGCTACAGGCTGGCGGATACACTTTCCAGACGATGGTACGAAGTATCAAAAATCGCAAGGTTTCGAAGAAAAGACAATTAATGAAGCAACACCAATTGTTAAGGAAATATACGCTACGAAAGTAAAGGAGGGATTGGGATTGTGACTGTAGAAACAATAGCTTATAAGTTATTAAGCAACGATGAAGAACTGAATAGCTTATTCGATAAGTTACGAGGGAAGAAATTCGGTCTTGGATTTAAACAAGGTATCTTTACTTATGACATCCCAGAGCGCCCTACAAACGCTTTGAGTAAGGAACTTGCTCCATTTATGCGTATTTATCCAACCTACGAGAATGATGTTGAGTTTGCAGATGATAAAGCCATCTCGACTGAACACAGGATCACGATTAACTATTGGTGTTTAAATGCAAAGCAATCTGAACAGATTGCTGAATTGATGGATAAAATTTTAGAAAGTAACGGCTTTGAACGTTACACAACAAATGAACTGCCAAGATATAGAGATAACGATATTGACTTACTAGTGAATGTAAGAAAGTATCGTTTTTTTGATTGGCAACTGGAAAAATTAAGAAACGAGGATTAATAAATGTCTAAAGTTAAATTTGGATTGCGTGGATTTGAATTTGGTGAAGTTACATCAGAGAACAAAGTCCCAACAACTATGAAATTGACTGGTATGAAATCTGCTAAGATTGATATCACGAACGAACTTGTAACAATTGCTGCCGATGATGGGCCATACGTAGTATTGTCATCTGGTATCACAGGTACACAATTGGAAATCTCAGTACTTGACTTGCCAACAGAAGCACGTAAGGTATTGTACGGAATCGAAGTTAAAGACGGTATGGAAGTATACAATAAGAACCTCACTCCTAAAGATGTGGCTTGTTGCTTCCGTACATCTACAGAAGATGGTAAAGCTATCTGGATCGGTCTTCTCAAAGGTAAATTCTCATTGCCTGGCATGGAAACTGAAACTAAAGACGGTTCACCATCTCCAAAAGAAGACAGCGTAACAGGTAACTTTGTTGCCCGCGGTGACGATGAAAACGGTGATGTAATGATCATCGCTCGCGAAGATAACCCAGCGTTTAACTTGGAAAAATTCCGTGCAGCAGTCTTCCCAAAGTCGTAAGCGCCGCACCAGCATCGCCTGTAGGCGCAGGATAACAACTTTCTAAGCATGGATATCATTTCCATGCTTTTTATTTTTAATTTAAACCAAAAAGGAGTAGGAAATGTACACAATCAAGCTAAAAATAGGTGGAATCGATAAAGAATTTACTAAAGAATACATCAATGTAGAGGATAATCTCCTCGCAACTGAGCAAAACGTGCGACAATCAGCACTTATCCAAGACCCTAAGAAAGCGAATGATCCAAAAGAAAATCGCAAACTAAATGAAGCATATCTAAAAATGTTCGTGGATATGTTTGGCGGTCAATTTAAAGTCGAAGATTTGAAGCAAGCAGATATCACGATTTTGAAAACATTAGAAAAAATCTATCTTGCAGCGCTTGGAATTAAAGAAGAAGTGATCGAAGATCTTGAGGGTGAAGACGAAAAAAAGGAATAAGTCCAGAAGAAGCGCGTGACAATCTCTTAATCTGGTTTCAAGAACTAATGCAACAAGGATATACAATCCTTGAAATTAAGCAGATGCGATTGTCTGACTTTGATTTAATGGTTAAGGCCTTTGAAACGAAGAAAGAAGAATCGGAGAAAGAGACCACGCTTGATAAAGCATTTCCGCTTTTATTTGGTTAAGAAAGGAGGATAAATGGCTAGTAATTTAGGTGAATTAGTAGCAACAGCATCGCTGGACATCCAACCATTTATTGGAAATACCAAGCAATTAAGCTCATATATGCGTGGTCTGGATCGTTCCTTATCTGCGATGGAAAAATCCTTTAAAAATGTTGGTAAAGGCGGTAAGGACCTAACGGGAATGAAAACTGTGTTAGGTGAAACTGCTAACAGCATCAAGGCCTATGAGGGAATTTTAAAACAACAAACAGATCACTATAATAATCTAAAGTCAAAGATTGGTGATTTGAGTAGCGCGAGCGCAAAAAACAAGGAAGACTTGTTAGGCGCACGTAACGCTATGTTGCAGACCGCTACGACTTTATCAGATTTGAGAGGGCGATATGCTGACCTCACTAAAGAAATCAATATCCAGTCCAGTAAATGGACACAAGTTGGTAATAGCTTGCATTCATTTGGTTCGAAGATGCAGGGTATTGGAAAGAGTATGCAAAGTGTTGGATCAACGCTTACCAAAGGTCTGACTGTACCACTGTTAGCTGGGGCTGGGGTGGCAGTTAAGGCTGCGATTGACTATGAAAGTGCCTTCGCTGGGGTAAATCTTTGCCCTCTCTGGTAGTGATATCAGAGTAATTAAATCGAGCAAAAACGGTAAAAGCTAAGTATTTTGTGTTATAATAGGGTATGGATAGATAAGGAAGTCATGAACCTTATCGATAAGAGTGTTACCCGAACACTCTTCCATTTTTAATAATACGGGTTAAAGCAATTCGGGAGGCTTTAATATGGCAAAAATAAAATGTACTTGTGTCCATTGTGGAAACGAGTTTTTTCGTTTTCCAAGTCAAGTTTTAGGAACAGTTTTTTGTTCAAGAAAATGTCGCTCAGATTACAACAAGGAAAATCACACTATGGAATTAACTTGTTTATTTTGTGGAAAGACATTTAGAAAACGAAAAGCGAATATAAATGGTAAAAATCACTTTTGTACCAGAGTTTGCAAAGATAAATGGCAAAAAGAAGGGTTAAGAGGTGAAAATAATCCATTTTATAGCAAAACTCACACAGAGAAAACGATAAATTCTATTAAAAGAACAATCAAACTTACAAGAAAAATTGGAGTTGAAAGCCCACGCTATTGCAGAGTGGAACAAGAATGTGAAATATGTGGTAAACGCTTCATGACTACTCCTTATTTAAAGGAGAGAAGTAAACATCACTATTGTTCGATAGAATGCCACGCAATTGGAAAATCACAATATGGTTCTGGTAGAAACAATCCAAATTTCAATCCCGAACTTTCAGACGAAGATCGAGCTAGAAAAAGTAGAGATAGGATCATAGGTTATAAAAGTTTCAGATCTTCAGTTTTAGAAAGAGATAAAAGTAGATGTGTGATTTGTGGGAATGAAGAAAAACTAATCGTTCATCACTTAAATTCACATCATTGGGATAAAGAAAATAGAGTTAATCCAGACAATGGAGTATGCTTGTGTGAAGAATGCCATAAAGATTTTCACAAGAAATTTGGATATAAAAATAACACAAAAGAACAATTTAAAGAATACGAAAAAAGCATCTAATAAATAGGTGCTTTTTTCATACACAAAATATATGCCAATACCGTGCTAACTTATCAGATAGCGAAAAGGCTGATAAGCAGTGTAGAGCGTAGGAAGTGAATAAATACAATCTTCCCACGAGTGTTCGACAGCCTTTTATAAAAAAGGTTGAAAATGTACGCCGAACTTACGGGAAACTGTAAGAAGTAAAGGATAAAAAGCCTTTACGATAACAAAATTGAAAGAAAACAGTGGACGGAACTCCACAACAGTTCGCACAACTATCTACCAGTATCCGTGAGATGGCTAAAGAAATGCCATCTAGTGCGGTTGAAATTGCACACGTAGCAGAAGCAGCAGGACAATTAGGCGTGCCTATTGGCGCAATTAAAGACTTCTCGAAAACAATGATTAATTTGGGAGTGTCTACTAACCTAAGCTCCGAAGAAGCTGCATCATCAATCGCTAAGATTGGTAATATCATGCAAGTATCTGGCAAAGACCTTGGTACATGGTCTGGACACTTTGGGTCTGCCGTGGTGGATTTGGGTAAGTATGGTTGCCCAGTTACTAAGAAATTAGTAGCTTAAAATAACGGCCAAAATCGGTGAAAACTAAGTCTAATGATAAGTTAATACCGAGGTAAATTGAGTGATTAAAAAAACTCAATCACCGTAGAGCATAGGAAGTGAACCTATGCTTTTTGTTTAGTCAAAAAGTGTAGAATATAATCTTCCCACGAGTGGCCGTCACCTTAACAAGTGAAGTTGAAGGTGAAAATATATGCCGAACTCATAGGAAACTATGAGAAACAGAGGATAAAAAGCCTTTGTGATAACAAATGAACCATTTTGCCACGACAGAACGCGATATTGTCGAAATGACCAACCGTTTAGCAGCAGGCGGTAAACTAGCTGGTCTGACTACACCAGAAATTTTAGGTCTTGCAACTGCCATGAGTAGTGTAGGGATTGAAGCAGAAGCGGGCGGAAGCGCAATGACTCAGACCCTTACTGGTATTGGTAAAGCCGTGTCTGGTGTCGGTAAAGGTGCGAAAGAAAAACTTGAAGTTATCGCACAAACAGCAGGAATGACTGCGGAACAATTTTCTACCGCTTGGAAACAGAAACCAGCGGAAGCATTGCAAGCATTTATTAAAGGCTTACAACGCGCCCATGACGAAGGCAAGAATATGGATGGCATCCTTGATGAACTTGGAATGACAGGTATTCGTCAAGGGAATATGCTGAAATCTCTAGCATCAGCATCAGATAAGATGAGCGAGGCAGTTAGTCGATCTAATACCGCTTGGAAAGAAAATAACGCACTTACCAATGAAGCAAGTAAACGTTATGAAACCACAGAATCACAACTTAAAATCTTTAAGAATAAACTAACTGATATCGCTATCGAATTCGGTGGTCCGCTCCTTAAAGCGTTAAATAGTGGTTTAGATGCTGCAAAACCTTGGCTACAAACACTATCAGACATGGCTAAAAAATTTAGTGAAATGTCAACTGAGCAACAACAAAGCATCATTAAATGGGGCGCTATGGCTGCTGCAATCGGGCCAGCTTTGAAATTCTTTGGTAAAGGTGCAAGCATCATCGGTGGATTTGCTAAAGGCCTTGGAACGATTGCTAAAGGCATCGGTACATTTAGTGGTACACTTAAAACCATTTCAAATGGTGGTGGATTTATCAACGGTCTAAAACAGATGGCTACTGGTATGACTGCTACTGGTACGGCTGCAGAGGGTGCGGCTGCAAGTACAGGATTGTGGAGTACAGCCGTTGGAATATTAGGAAGTGGCGCAACTTGGGGTATCCTTGCTGGCGGTGCTGCATTAGTAACTATTGGCATCATTGCCCATGAGATCGCAGAAGCGAACGAACGTACTCAAACGTGGGGTACAAGCGTAAGCAAACTACAGGACCAAGAATTATCACGGTTAAAATCCAAAGTCGATGAAGTCCATCAGGCTACCGTTGGATTTGGTCAAGGTGGCGCACAAGCGGTTGAAAATGTACGTAAGAGTGTGCAAGGTCTTGCTGATGATATCCAAAAAGCGATCGACAAAGATCTTGAGAAGACTCTCAAAGGTCTTGAAAAAGTTGGTGCGAGTGAAACAATCCAAAAACGTGCTGTAGCGCAAGCAGAACAGCAAAAAAAGAATGTGCAATCCATGACAGATGAGATTGTGCAGATTTATCAAAACGCATCCGATCAACACAGAAAGATCACTCGCGAAGAACAAGCGATTATCTACGACTACGAAAATCAATTTATTGATAAACAATTATCATTGCAGAAATATTCTGCTGATGAACGTACTGCCATCATGAAAGCCATGAATGGCCAGATTAGTGATCTAAATGAAACTCAACTACGCAAAGGTACAGGGGTTGTAGCTAAATGGCTCAAAGAGGAACAGAAGCTCTATGATGAGCAAGTGACTGCATTGAAAGATGCTCACGAAAAGGGGATTTATAGCCAGTCCGAATACAACAAGGAAATGGAAAAACTAAATGCCCAACACAAGTCCAAGATGGAAGCCTATGGTCGCGAATATGCAGCATTGCAGAAGAAGTTGAGCGAAAAAGTACCTCTCAATTTCGGTAATGATGAGCAACGTAAGATGTACTTCGACCAAATGCGAAAAGATTGGGCAGAACTTGGACTTGACTACGACAAGATGATGGCCAAGGCAGACCAATTCGCTGACATCGTGGGTCGTTCGTCTGGTATGGTTGCTAAGAGCATGCAAAATATGTCGCAGGAAACCAAAGATGCCAACAACATCTGGAATGGATTAGTATTTGATCCTAAGACTGGACAAGTCAAGACCAATGCGCAAGAGGAAGTGACGAAAGCTCTACAAGCTGAAAACGGCTGGGAGAATATGCAGTTTATCCTCAAGCACGCAAATCTTGAAACCAACGCTAAGATGACAATCGGACAAGCATTGGTTGAAGTTGGCAAGTGGGATAGTTTAACCCCGCAAGAGAAAGAATTGGTCGTAGGCAACAATCAAGGTATGAAAGCAGTCCTTGATAGTAAGACATTGCTGGAACAGTACAACGCTATGCCAGCAGCGGTCAAGGAACTCTTAATGAAGAATACTGATTTTCTTTCATCGGGTGAACGTGCTACTGCGATCATTGAACGTTGGAACACACTAACACCAGAACAAAAAGAGTTGATCTTAAAAGATGCTGCAAGCGATAAAGCTGAACGTGTCAGACTAGCGGTTGACTCTCTCACTGGTATGGCTCACGTAGTCAATTTAGATGCAGAAGACAAGACCAAGAGTGCTATTGCTAGTGCGATATCTAGCATCTTAACACTACCAACCGACCATAAGACAGATCTGATCGCAACTCCAGACGGGGTAACGCTTGGAACTAACCAGGCTATGGGTGCTTTAGGATTATACAACGGATTTGCTGTTCCAACAAAACAAATTACTGTTGATCCAAGTAATGCTACAAATGGCGCACAACAAGCGATTAACAAACAGCAAGAGTGGAATAACACTCCAAGTCCTGTCAAGCCACAGTTGGGTGATCCAACGGGTGCGATAACTGCTGCACGACAAGCTATTGATAATCAAAATGCTTGGAATGCGACTCCGTCACCTACAAAAATAATCACTGCTGATTCGTCTGGCGCCCAAATTGGAGCTATGGTTGCTAAAGGCGCGATCATGTCCATTCCAACATCATGGACAACCGTCATTACAACAATCCATAGGGAAGTCAAAGGACACGCTAAAGGTACGAATTTCCACGAGGGTGGACTCGCAATAGTCAACGACCAACGTGGTACGCTCTACAAAGAAATGGTTACACTACCAACTGGTGAATCGTTTATCCCAGAGGGCCGTAACGTGATCCTTGATCTTCCAAGAGGTTCGAAAGTCATGCGCGCTGGTTTGACTAAGAATTTCATGCGTGAATTAGGTATACCGAACTTTGCAGACGGTATCGGTTGGAAACATTCGGAAGTTGCGAACGTTACACAACGAATCAAGAATGTTAATGAATGGAAACGGAACAATGAACAGCGTGACCTTGTACCGTTTATCCAAGAATTGATTGACCAAGTGAAACGTGGTAACAATCGTGATGAACGACCAAACCAAAACTACACATTGAATGTACACGGAAATAGCACTGGACAAGATTTGACGCCAGAATTTATGAAGCGCTTAATGCGCGAACTAGCATACTATACTAATCAGGAAGGAAGGGGATTAGCTTGACGACATTTACTTTTAATGGAAAGAGTAATACTGAATTTGACTTACGAGTCGCAGAAGGCAAGAAGATCACTACTTCCAGCCTTGATGTAGAGCGCGTGACTGTAGCAGGACGGGACGGTGACTTACTAATCAGTAATAACCGTCTTAATTCTGCTGAGTTGAGTTTTCCAGTAAATTTTGTAAAAGAAAAGGGATTGATCGCTACAGAAGTTTATAAAATCTCAGAGTGGTTAAACGTGGCAGGCTATAAGGATTTAACAATCTCTTATGATCCAGATTTTATCTATCGTGCTGCCTACCTCGAAACGTTTAGTATAGAGGAAACCCTGCGACAATTTGGTAAAACGACAATCAATTTCGTGTGCTATCCAGTCAAATTTTACAAGCAAGGCCGTACTACTCAGAAATTGATGAATGGTGCGACAGTTAATGGTATTGGCAATGTCAACGCAAAACCGATCATCACGCTAGTGGGATCGGGCGATTGCACTCTTACTATTAACGGACGCAAGACTAAGCTAAAAGATGTACAGGGTAAGATCACGCTGGATATGCAAGCTAATCAAGTATTTAAGGACAATCTGCCAGCGTGGGATAAGGTTGTGCGTTCTCCTCAATTCCAGATGCCTTATTTTGACTACGGTCGTAACTTAATTTCGTGGGACGGTAACTTTGAAGTGTTTATTATTCCAAATTGGGGGGTCAAATTATGAGACCTATACTATTCAATAAGAACGAACAATCGTTTGACACTTATGGTCTGGGTGAACTTAACGTAACCAAGGGAACAGTCACACGGGAACGAAACGGAAATTATACGTTATACGCTGAGATTCCCGTGAATGATCCAGCAACAGCGACTCTTGAGAAAGAAATGAAGCTGAAAGCTGACGCTGGACTGCGTACCAAGAACCAAACCTTTGAAATCTCACGGATCGTTAAGGATAGCAGTAACATTGTTAAAATCTACGGTCAGCATATCAGTCATAAGCTGGAATACATGGTATTAAGAAATGCCACTTCATTCAATGGATCAGCATTTAGCGCACTATCTATCTGGAGAGGTGCGCTGATTGGTGATCTACGCTTTGATGTCTGGTCTGATATTCAAACGACAGGTAAGGGTGTGTTTGACATCTTCAAAATGGAGAATGCAAGACAAGCCCTTGGTGGAGTTGAGGGATCAATTCTTGACATTTATGGTGGTGAATACGAGTTTGACAATATGACCGTTCGACTGCACAAACAGTTAGGTCGTACTGCACCAACTGTATTAGAGTATGGTCGTAATATCTTATCTGCTGAATCAGATGAAACGATTGAAAGCTCATATACTAGCGTGCTACCATTCGCTACTTACACACCCGATAAGCTAGAGGGTGACACAAGCGATAGCCAACCAGACCCTATCACGGTTACAATCCCAGAAAACTACGTAGATAGTAAATACAAAGCTCTCTACGCTCATCGCAGAATTAAAGTCGTAGACTTTTCAAGCGAGTTTAAATCCGATAGCAAGAGCAAAGATATCCCAACTCCAGATAAGTTGCGTAAACTTGCTACGGATTATATGGAGCATAACGCAATCGGTAAGCCTAAGATCAATATTAAGATTGAGTATGCTGATTTAGCTAAAACACTTGATTATGCAGATAATGGCTGGATTGAAGAACTAGAACTATGCGACATCGTACCTATCTACTACCCACAGATCGGGCTTACAGACGAGACTGCTAAAGTAACCACGATCACTTACGACTTTATCAATGAACGAAATGAGAGCGTGGAGTTTGGTGATATTGGTACAAACGTAAGAGCGACCATGCAGAGTGGTCTAGCTGGACGAGTTGATGATATCGCTAAGGCACAGCAAGACTTTGAGAATAGCTTGCCAGATTATCTCTTAAACGCTCAAGGAAATAAAGTCTGGTACAATCGCCCGGATAATAACGAGCACAAAGTTGGCGATATCTGGTTTGAAAAGAACGGTCTATATGACCGTATGTATGTCTGGAACGGATCACAATGGGAAAAACGTATTGATACTGAAGATATTGACAAGGTCAAGAAAGAGGTTGATAAGCAGATCTCAGACGCTCAAACCTCAACGAACCAAGCGATCGCGCAAGCAAACGCAAAGGCAGAAGAGGCCCTCAAGAAAGCCGGTACACTACCAGACACTAGCAAGCTATCTGACCAGATCAAGCAGCAGATTTTATCAAGTCCAGACTTGCAGAACAAAGTCACGGAAGGGGTAAAAAGCGTTGACGGTGACACGATCTATAGTAAGATCGTCACAAAACTTTCTAATAATTTTGCCGACAAAAACACAGTAAGCGGATTAATTAGGGATACCAGCAACATTTACGATAAAGTAGACCGTCAAGAAAATACCATAAGAACTCAAACCATAGAATTTAACAAGCTAACTGAGAGTAACAAGCTCTACGAGCGTATTCTTGGTAAATCGGAAACCGAAGCCCCGGACAAGCTATCACGACTTGTCATGTCGAGCGAGATCTTCCAGACCGAAGTTGGGAAGTACGTTAATACCGATGGTGCTAACTTGTTAAATGGTTCGAAAGGACCGTTTAAACCGAACAGGCGACCAACAAATTTTGATAATAATGTACTTTACAAAAACGAGACATCTATCTATCTAGAAAAAGGACAAGAGTATATTGTCAGCGCTAAAACAGACGGGAACTTTACGGCTCATCACGACGGTAACAAGGAATCCGATAACGTAGTTCTTTGGATTATGGACAAGGATGTCAGAGATTATCAAATTGTATCGGACTTAAAGACAGGTACCACAGGAACCAAGATCACTTGGAATAAACCGACAGGGACTTATCACTTGCGTGTGAACACCTATCGAAAGGATCCAAATAAACTAAAGTCCGTTTGGGACGTCAAAGTTGAAAAAGGATCAATTAAGTCAGATTATACACTATCGTTAACCGATCAACTCAAAGCTGATCCATTGATCGAAGCCACGCGCACACAAATGACACAACTTGCGGGCTCGTGGGCAGTCAAAAACCTCAATAGCAACGGTGACGTGCTCAACTCAATCAACTTGCTTGCAAATGGTACGAACCGGATCGATGGTCGTTTGACACACATCACGGGTCAGACCGTGATAGATGAAGCCGTTATCGATTCCGCAAATCTAAAAAAAGTTTCAGCTAGCAAAATTTCGGGTGGTGAGGCTGACTTTGCTAAAATGACCGTAGTCAATTTTGACGCTAAGAATGTGACGTCTGGGACGTTCACGGGTCTTACATTTAGGGGTGGAATAGTTGAGGCCATTAATGGAGCAATGAGAATTGACTTATCAAATGCTAACACAGATTATTATCAAAATGCTACGATTTCTTTCTGGGGAGACAACAATGCGAAACGTGTTAAAAATGATGTGACAGGATTTCTACACTTTGCAGATGATGAATGGAATGGCGTGTATGCGGGGTTGGGTGTGACATCCCATAATGTAGGTATTGATTCTTCTAAAACTGCACGTTTTGCTGGAATAAAAATCTGGCGTTCGGACGATAAGCATGATAAAAGCGAAATTTACGGTGACTTCATAACTCTCAAGCACGAATTTAGAGGGAATACTGGATATAACTTTCAACCAGCCGCGGCTACCAAAATGCACAATATGACTTACTTAATTAACAGACTTGAACAATTCGCAGATTATGGGTCAGAGTTATCTGATTTAGGCAATCTCAGTAAAAGAGTGGACCTTGTAGGTTACTTCCAATGGATTAATCAACGTATAGCACACTTAGGGAATGCTCTTAATCGTAAAGATATTTTTTACTTATACCCTGGTATTGGAGCAAAATAAATTAAAAAAGGTGAAACAAAATGAACACAGTAGATAAAATCGTAAATGAAATCTCGCAGAATCTCGCAAACGCGATCGTAGAAGCCTCAAAGTACAAGGTCTTATACGAGGAAACAAGCGAAGAAAACAAGCGCGTAAACGAGCTACTAGCTAAGTTTAACGACGCTTTAGATAGTGATCAAGCACTAAAGGACCTCTTTAATGAGGCCTCTCAAAAATTAGAAGAAGGTAAATAGTATATGGAATTTAAAGTAGTAAATAAATTTTTGCAAGAAAAAGGTAAAACATTCGTAGCGATTCGCTGTCAAGACCCTTACACAGCATACGACCGTGTGCTAGAGGGCGATCGCACGACTGAAAGCGATGAAAGTTTGATCCAAGCGGTAATTGGGCTTGTGACTACAGAACTCAATCCAGCCGAAGGTGTTAAGGCTCTCAACGTTGAATTGGTTAAACAGAAAGAGCAGTTTAATAGTGATCTCGCTGAGAAAGATACCAAGATTGCAGAAACCAAAGCAGTAGCAGATTGGGCAGTGCTTGCAGCAGTCACAAATACAGAAAGCCCACTTGATCCTACGTTATATGCGCGTGGATTGGAATTGGTCGAAGCTGGGCAAGCTGGCAAGACTTACAAGCCATACGAAATCTTCACGGTTAACGATCCAAGTCACACTCCAAAATATGGAGAGGGTCAACGCGTACTTGTCCAAGTAAATCAAGAGTTTACTTATAATAACGAGACTGTAGCCGATCTTGAAGGTGCGTTATCACAAAATGGTAAGCTGGCGGTCTGGAAATGGACTGAACCAAAAGAAAACGCACCTCAACCAGCGGGAGAGCTTGAAACTCAACCCGTCCAGTAAGCGAGTAGCTTGACAGGAGGGAGGGTGATTAATGGATCAAAAACCAGACGGAATTTTTGGAATTATTGAAATAGTCCGTGATTTCTACGATCACGGCATTGACGAACACATGATCGTGTTTGTCTTGATGGTCGTTGTCGCTTTGGATATCGTTTTAGGGGTATCCAGAGCGTGGGCCTATCATGAGTATTCAAGCCGAAAATGGCGAAAAGGGCTAGTAAGCCACACGGCTATGATCCTAATCGTGGCGATTGGGTACCCGTTCGCGCTATATATGAATCTTGGGCCCGTGATTGATACCTTTATCGTTGCAATGATGGCTGCTTACGGCTCTAGTATTTTGGCCAGTCTTTCGGCGCTGGGGGTAGAAATTCCTGGCCTCGATCACTTTATAAAACAAAATATCGATCATGAGAAATTTCAACTCAAAGACGGCTTGAAAGAGCCAAAGAAAATATTAAAGAAGAAAGAGGACAAATAGCATGGATCAAATTACAAATATTATCACAACGTCAGCTATGAGTATTTTGGTTGTCTTGACTGGTATCGTGGTACAAGCGATCAAAAAATACTTGCTTATGCGTGGAGGCAAGAAAGCGATTGAGATCGTTGAGATCCTGGCAAAAAACGCAGTCAACGCTACAGAGCAAGTAGCGGACAAGTTGGATATCCACGGAAAAGACAAACTAGAGCACGCTAAAACGAGCTTGATCGAGGGCCTTGAATCTCAAAATATCCACTTGACGAATCAAGAGCTCAATACCTTTATCGAAGCAGCCGTTAAACGCGCAAATGATGGATGGAAAAAATAGGAGATAGACTATGAGTGTACAACAATCTATTGTTAACGGTTTTACTAGTCGTCGCGGACTAATTACTTATTCAATGCTCGGAAGTCGGAATGGTTCGGACGGTACCGGGGATTGTTCTGGTATCATGTCGCAAGTGCTAAAAGAAGCGGGGATCAATATCATCGGGTTACCATCAACGGTTACGCTCGGGCAACAGCTCGCAAACAACGGCTTTTATCGCGTAAGTATCAACCAAGACTGGGACGCTCAACCGGCCGATATTATTCTTATGAGCTGGGGTGCTGATATGTCCTCATCTGGCGGAGCTGGTGGCCACGTCGGAGCGATGATCGATGATACATACTTTATCTCTTGCGATTACTCAACGCAAGGCGCAACAGGACAAGCGATCAATACCTATCCTTGGAACGATTACTATAGCTGGAATAAGCCTAATTATATCGAGGTCTGGCGATACGCTGACACGGCACCACAGACGGACAACCGAGCAAATACGACAGTACAACCGCAAGAAAAAGCCTATTACGAAGCAAACGAGGTTAAATACGTTAACGGTATCTGGCAAATCAAATGTGATTATCTCGCGCCCATCGGCTTCGACTGGACAGAGAACGGTATTCCTGTTTCGATGGTTAACTGGGTAGATAAAGACGGAAACAACTTGCCAGACGGTGCAGACCAAGACTTCAAAGCTGGAATGTTCTTCTCGTTTGAACAAGACGAAGTCCATATCACTGACACTGGCAAGGGTGGCTATTACGGCGGTTATTACTGGCGCCTGTTTGAGTTTGGACAATTCGGACCTATCTGGTTATCGTGTTGGGACAAAGACGATCTAGTTAACTATTACGAATAATAAAACGTATTTCTTCCCCTCCCGATTCGGGAGGGCTTTTTTATTTGCCTGAAACTAGTTCCAGATTAAAAAATCTTTAATTATTTTTATAAAAATACTTGACGAACGTTTAGTATAGTGATATACTGTAATCAAGATAAAGAAAGGGAGATCAAAAAGATCTCGGGTAAAGAAAAATGAAAATCAACGGTGAATCAGTTATGACGCTGGGTGCTGGTATCAGCATGAAAGATAAACTTGTTAAACTTGCAAACAACAACGGTTTTACAGAAAGAAATACAGGTATCTGGATTGGTCAAGCAGACCTTGAAGAAAAAGGCCTATACTCATATATCGACGGTACCAAAGAAGTGCTAGACGTCGAAGATTTTGAAGCCTTTAACAAATTTGAAAAATTTGAATTTGTAGGATTTTGCGGAAACGAAAACGTTTATCTTTATAAATAGACGGGGGTTGTCTATGATTATTGATACCGAGAAAGTAAAAGAAACCCTTCTCGATCGAAACATCACGGGCTACGCACTATGGAAAGCGACGGGAGTCAGCCAGCAAGCGATCTCCCGTTTGCGATCCGGAAAGAAACGCTTCGAGGACTTGAGCGTCGAAACAGTCGAGAAAGTCCAGAAATGGCTGGATAGAGAAGATTAAAGGGCCGTATATACGGCCTTTTTTGTGTTTATAACGGCAGTTTTAAAAATTGTCTATTGTAATAGACAATAAAAAAGACAGCTTTAAACTGTCTTTTACTCTTTATTAATTGATTGAGCGAATGAAAATAATTTTTCGGCAGTCAATAGCGCCATCTTATCTAAGTTAGTTTTTCCTTTTCGTAAATCCGATACAGTTGACCAAGGAACGTCCGCCCCTTTTGAAATGGCGCTGGTACTGATTTCACTATTCAATAGATCTGTAATTTCTTTACGCATTTTTTACTTTTCCTTTTCGTTTTTAAACCATAAATAAACATTGATAATAATTATGAAAGTAGCGATTATATAAACCATTGTATAACTTCTTTCTATATGATAAAATGGAGAAGTAGGAAAGGGCTTTTTCCTACTCTCCAAGCGTTTACCTTTTTCCTTTGCGGGTTTTCGGTTTACGCTTTTTTGTTTGCCTGTAAACTGTTAAAGCAGTTATTAGGCTAGCTATAGCGGTTACTGTTTCAGGTATGTCGTCTATGACCTTTTCAAGTAACCTTAACCAATCTTCTTTATTCAT